AATTAATAATGTAATCCTATATCCAATGGTAGCAACAACAAGTGAAGCAACCTATGAACCATATACCTATGGTGCAAGTCCTAACCCAAATTATCCTCAACCTATCCATGTAGTAAGTGGAGATAATGAGATAAGTATTTGTGGAAAGAACTTGCTAGAGATACCAAATGGAACATACACAAGCACAGGGAACGAAATAACTGCAATAGTAGAAGATGGAGTTATAACACTAAACGGAACTGCAACTGCTACAAGATTTGTTGATTTCGGTTTGTTTTTTAAACTACCAAAAGGGACTTATTCAATAAAAGCCAATCCTCCAATAATAGGAGATAGTGGTGGTGCAGTAAGATTAGCAACAACTTCTAGTGCAGTAAGTGGGGCAAGTATCAATTTTTCTTCTACAGGTTATAATACATTTACGACTACGGAAGACTTAGAGGTCGGATTACAAATTAGAACTGCAAGTGGTGTAAGTTATAATAACTTTGTAATTAAACCACAACTAGAAGTAGGAAACCAAGCCTCAACTTTCGAACCATATATAGGTAATACATACCCTATATCATTAGGTAATATAGAACTATGTAAAATAGATACATATCAAGATTATATATATAAAGAAAATGATAAATGGTATTTATATAAAGAAATAGGAAAAATTGTTTTAGATGGAACGGAAAATTGGAACAAGACAGCAGTATTTTATGTTAATAATGTTGTAGTACCAAATGCAATAAATAACAGTAAATGTTTTTCAACTTATTTCAAATATTATTTAGATGCAGGAATAAACAACTCAATATATATAGCAGGTAGTGGTAAAAATATATGGATAAAGTCAGATGCTTTTGCAACTGCTAGCGATTTACAAACATGGTTAAGTACACATAATACAATAGTATATTATGTACTAGCAACACCTACTACTACTTTAATAACTGATAGTACACTTATAGAGCAATTAGAAGCATTGAAGAGTGCAACAAGTTATGAAAACCAAACAAATATAAGTCAAGAGAACAATGACTTACCATTTATTTTAGATGTAAAGGCTTTAGAAAAGGAGTGATAATATGAGTAAAAAATGGTGGAAAGCAGCAGGAATAAGAGCAGTAAAAACTGTGTGTCAAACAGCAGTTGCAACAATAGGTTCTGCTACAGTATTAAAAGAAGTAAACTGGCTTATGATATGTTCAGCATCAGTATTAGCTGGATTATTAAGTTTACTAACTAGCGTAGCAGGTTTGCCAGAAGTAGAGGAGGGATAATATGCAATATCCAGTAAATTATATTTCAATACCAGGCGAAGGTTATACAAACAAACATAAAGCAATTGATTTTGGATGGTATAGCGTATTACATCATAATCAACCTATTTATTCAGTAGAAGACGGAGAAGTAATATATGTTAAATACCAATCAACTGGAGGGAATGTCATACATATTCGACATAAAGTTAACGGAGAATATTATGTTTCAGAGTACGGTCATTTAAAAGATTACTGTGTAGTAGTCGGTCAACAAGTATCTAGGGGGCAAAAAATAGGTTGTATGGGAGCTACTGGTCAAGTTTCTGGAGAACATCTTCACGGAGCTTTATGTAAAGGCTCTAAAATAACTTATACATCTGCTGATAAATGGGTCAATCCTATGGGCTATTATGAAGTATATCCAGACCAAACAGTTAAAAAAGATACTGCAGAGAGATTTGGAAACAAAATAAAATATTACACAGATGATATTGGTATTTATAGAACTTTATATAACATGAATATTAGAAAAACTCCTAACGGTGCTAGAGTTAAAGTTAAAGAATGTACTGATGCAATGAAAAAGGCTTTAACAAGTAAAAAGCCTAATGACTATGCAGTTATTAAAAAAGGTACTAATTTTACCGTATTAGGTATAGAACAAAAAAATAATGCTAAATGGGGCAAAAATTATAGTGGTTATGTTTGCTTAGAAGATAGTTCAACAAAGTACTGCAAGAAGGTGTAGATATGTTGGCTATTGTTATAAGTATTATAAGTTTATTGGTTGTAGTAACCAATTTTATTTTGTCTGTTAAAGATAGAGGTAAAAAAGAAGAAGAAGAAAACCATCAACCTCTAATTGAATATCAAGTTGGCGAGATGAAGAAAGCTATTGAAGATATAGCAATTGATATTAAAGAGGTTAAGAAAATGATTTACTCTTATAAAGAAACTACTAGAGAAATAGTTAAAGATGCTATTGATGAGCATGTTAAACTTTACCATAAAGGATAATTATGTTAGACGAATTAGAAAATAGAATTAATGAAAACTCTAGTAAGTTAGACCAATTAAGAGATGAAATTGAAAAGAACTTTAATAGAATTAATGAAAATAAAGAAAAAATAGAACATAACTCTGGAGCATTAGCACTATTACATACTATTAAATCCAATGGAGATAAATATTTTGTTATGTGGATTATTACTTTTATGGCGTTTTTATTTTCTATAGGATATATAGTTTATTTAAAAAATGAATATACTCAAGTAGAAACTAATACAGAAGAAATACAACAAGAGAATGAAAGTGGAAATAACAATTACATAGGTAGAGATGGTGATATAAATGGCTAAACAAACAATTAGAAGAACTTCAACAAAGCAATACATTAGAAATTCATCAATTACTACTGACAGTAAAGGAAGAAAACATTGTAAGACTTGTGGTGCTTATGTAGGCAACAAAGGAAGAAAATAGTGTTAAAACTTGAATTTACTAGACAAGAAGTAGATGAAATTAAAAGTAAAATATACTTAAGTGAGATTCAAGAAAGAATATTTGAATACAGATTAAAAGAATATAGCATTACAAAAATGGCAATGTTAGAAAATGTTAGCGAAAGTACTATAAATAGAGAACTTAAAAAAGTACGAAAAAAGATTTTAAGAGTAATATGACATTTTTAAGGTATAAAGAAAACACGAAGTAGAGAAATCTACTTCTTTTTTTTATGGGAAAATGTAACCAGAAAGGAGAGGGTAGTAGTTTAAAACACTATTATTTCTCTACTTTTAGGAGGTATATATGAATAACTATATGGTAGACAATCTATTAAGACAAAGAGAAAAGATTGATGATATGTTAAAAAACTATCAGCAACCAATGAATGTATTTAATGTAGGCACACAAGTTGATTTTGAGGCTCGTTTTATAACAAAAGATGAAGACCCTAAGGAAATTATCATCCAAAGGAAAACAGCGTTTATTTGCCTTGAAAATGCTCTTTTAACAATTAAGGAAATTAATGGGGATTTAAAAGAATATCAAATTATCTTACCGAAGACTCCAGAACAAATTGAAAATGAAGAATTAAAGAAGAAAATTGAAGAATTAGAAAAGGAGTTGAATAAAAAATGAATCTAAATCTAATCCAACAAATAATGAAAAGTGGTAATCCTCAACAAATGATAATGAATATGATGTCGCCTCAACAGAGACAAATTGCTCAAGCATTTTTAAATAATCCTAATAGAGAACAAGCTCTTCAGGAATTAATGCAACAAAACGGTGTTACTAATGAGCAAGTACAACAATTGAATAAGATTATTAACTCTTAAAGAGTTGATATAAAAGAAAGGAGGATAATATGAACGGTACTACAGGTATGGGCTTAGATTGGTCTGGATTAATTGGTTTATTAATCATCGCTGGTATTTTTGGTTTTGGTGGTGGCTTTGGTATGGGCAATACTGGAACTGCTTTAGGATTAGCAGATATTCAAGCAAGTCTTTATAATCAAACTCAAGACGCTAACTCAAGACAACTACAAAACTCTCTAGCTATGGTTAATGATACAGTATTGAATAACAAATATGATAATGCTATTTTAATCAAGGATTTATCTAACCAAATGTCTAATAGTATAGCTGCTATAGGAAATCAAATAGCAAATCAAACAAGTACTATTTTAGGTGCTATGAATGAAAATGTTATTAATGACTTAAGAGATAAATTAGCAGTTACTAGAGATGAATTATCTAACACTAGACAAACAGCAGTTATTACTGAAAATATTTTAAGTAATTTATCAACTACTGCTCCAAAACCACCATGCTATTATGGTTATGGATGTGGTTCTTCCCTATATTAGGTTGACTTATGGCTAGACAATAAGTCTAGTCTTTTTTAGAAAGGAGATATTATGAATAATACAATTATATGTTCTAATTTAACAACTGGAACAGATAGCGTTACTTTAATTCCTAATCAAGAAATAAAAAATGTCTATAACTTAGGCAATTATAGACTTATATTAGCTTGTAATATTCCAGAAGCTACTGCTAATTATCCAGTATTTATTCAAGTAGGAGAAGCAGTTATTCCTTTATTGTGTAGATATGGTAATACAGTATTAGCTAATCAATTAAACCGTAGAGTAAATTATTTTATAGGATTCGGAAATCAAAATGAAAGTTATACTGATGGGCAATTTACTATACAAAATACAAAATGTTTAAATCCTAGAGGAACGGAGGGATAGGATGGAATACGAAGATAAAGTATGTGATTTTAAAAGATACGCTAAACAAACATTAGATTTAATGGTTGATGCTTACAAATGGAAAGTAATGGCTAAAGAATGCGATAATGATGAGATAAGAGCCAAGTACATGCAAGTAAGTGATACGTTATTCGGATTGTTTATGACAGAACACAATAATATGAAAAGTTTATTTTCAGAAGAATAAGAGACTTTACAGCTCTTATTTTTTATTGTATCTTTATAATAGGTGAATGATGATGGAAGGCGAGAATGAGAAAAAAAATATTAAGGGGATAATAGAAGCTGTCGCAACAATTCTATTTATATTGTTAGGATGTTCATGGGCTTTTGGTATAAAAGTAACAACCAATGAGGATGGGGAAACTAAGTGCTATAACGTTTGGAATCACGAAGTTAAATGCAGATAAAAAAGAACTAGAGATAGTTCTTTTTAAATACATCCATCCAATCTTCTGAATAATGCTCTTCAAAATAATGTTGACATGTTCTTTTCCATTCATTTATTTTATCATAATCATCTGTTAATTCTTTATGGTGTATTCTACATACTGGTAAAACAAATCCGTAGGCGATTGAATTTAAACGGTTTCTACCAGGTAGCAGTTCATGGAGGTCTACTTTAGGATTGTCACAGAAGTAACATTTAGAAAAATCATCGGTAAATACACTCCAACGATTCTTCTCTAATTTGGCTAACTTATAACTTTTTTTCTTCATAGTATTTTCCTTCATCAGTATTATATTCAAAATTTGACAAAAATCAAGGCAAAATATAACATAAATTCTCGAAAGGGGAGGTGAGTGGGTGACTCGTATAATATATCAGAAGCGTAATGGTGAAATATTTGAAAGAATAAGAAACACTTACATAACTTATAGAATTGGTGATACTACTTCTATGGGGTGGAAAGTATTAGACATTCAATACAAATATAAAAACAAGTACTACTCTAGTATGGAATATGATAGGGTAATTAACGAAAACATAAAAAGACGCAAAAAGATTATGAACTTTAAAAAGCAATTTTACAATATGTATAAAAACCTAATTTACTGTGCTAGTATGCTTATATTTATAAGGGTTTTTGAAATGTTTTGTAAATAAAGTTTCAAAAAAATAAAAAAAGTTGTTGACTTTATAACTGATAGTGATATAATGAAGATGTAAGGTAGCAGGAGTTAAAGCTCCTGAATAATGTCTCGACTAACCAGTTTACATAATATATATTGTAAGAACTTTAAAAAGTCGAGATTAAATTCTCGGCTTTTTTTTGTTACCTATTGAAAGGAGAAAAAGAATGAAGGAAGTTAAATATCCGAATCTAAAAGCTGAGATGGCTAGACGAGGAGAAAATCAAAGGACAATAGGTAAGTTATTAGATTTAAATAACACTACAATCTGTAGAAAGTTATTAGGTCAAATAGCATGGTCAGTAAATGAAATAGACATCTTATGTGAACATTTTGGAAAGAATTATTACGAATTATTTAAATAGGAGGATTATGAAAAGATTAAGATTAACTGAAAAAGGAGAAGAAATACTAGGATTTTTAATTATGTCATTTGTAATTGTTTTAGGCGTAATTATTTTAAATGCTAGATTTGAATACTTAAACGAAAAAAGTGTAGAAACCGAAGTTACTACACAAAACGCACGTTAGTAAAATACTAACAACTTAATTATAACACAAAAGGAGAATGAATATGAAGGAATTAGATTTAACTTATAAAAAATATATGGATTTAGCATACGAAGGAATTGTAGACGACTTATTGTATGGGGAATGGATAAACCATGAAATAAGGAATTGGTTACCAGTAGCTAAACACCAATACAATCAAGATTACATAATCATCCATGTTAACAAAGGACAAACAAGAAAAGTCACTTATCAAGAATGGTTTGGAGATGAAGAGTAATGAAGTTTAGATTATTAAAACCATCTGAGATTAGCTGTAGAGTTAATCAAATTAATGATAATGGATTGACTTTACTTCTATACAAGGATGCAAGAGTAGACATGGATATTCTTGATGAAACAGTAGGATGTATGGACTGGAAAAAAGAATATACCAGAGACAATAGAAACTGCATTGTATCAATTTATGACAAAGATAAAAAAGAATGGATTTCAAAAGAAGATACTGGAACAGAATCAAATAGTGAAGCAGAAAAAGGGTTAGCATCAGATTCTTTCAAAAGAACATGTGTTAACTGGGGAATAGGTAGAGAGTTATATACTGCTCCATTTATCTTTATACCAGCAGATGCAAGTAAACAAAAAAAAGACTTAGACATAGCTCACTTAACTAAAAAAGGCGAAAAATGGACTACTTATGACAAGTTTAGAGTAGAAACAATACATTATAACGATGCAAGAGAAATTGATGGTATTTCAATTAAAAACGATAAAAATAAGAGAGTTTTTCTAATAATGCCACCAAAGGAGAATAAAAATGAAAATAACAAATAAATTAGGACTTCCAGACATGCTTGTTAGAGCAGTAGAGAAGGATTATGAATATAGAGATAAAAGATATTCAATAACAAGTTTACTTGACCCTGACCGTGTATTGATGCTTAAAAGACGTTATAACGATTTAATAACTCAAGATGTATCAGATTGTATATGGATGTTATTTGGAACAGTTACTCATTATGCTTTAGAAACTGGAATTGAACTTAAAGAAAACGAGTATGTAGAAGAGCATTTAGAATATACGTTTGATAGTGGATATACATTAAGTGGAATTATAGACCATGTTTATGACTATGTGGATGATTACAAAACAACAAGTGTATGGACTGTGATTTATGGTTCTAACAATGAACATTGGAAAAAACAGCTTCAAATGGGAGCGTACTTACATTATAAAAAACATGGGAATTGGATTTCTAAAGGTAGAATCATCGCTATCCTAAAAGACTTCAATAAGAACGATGCTAAATTAAAAGACAATTATCCTAAACTACCAGTACAAGTAATTGAATTTGATTTAGGAACACCAGAAGAAATAGAAGATTGGATTATTAATAGATTCAAACGAATTGCAGAAGTAGAACAATTAGCAGATTATGATTTACCACTATGTACTGAAGAAGAGAGATTTAATTCTGGTACTAAGTGGGCTGTCAAAAAGAAGAAAAATAAAACTGCTTTTAAAGTTTTTGATGATTTTGATAAAGCAAGAGATTTACTTATTAATTTAGAACAAAAATATCCTGGAGAATATGAAGTAATTGAAAGACCAGGAGAGGACAAAAAATGTCAAGCATATTGTGGATGCTGTAATTTCTGCCCTTATTACTTAGAACATTATGATAAAGAACTACAAGAAGGATTATTAGAGATTGGAGAAAGTCAAAATGTATAAATGTTGTGATTGTAGAGCAAATATACCTTTACTAGCAATAAAAGTAAAAAAGATATGCCCTAGATGTGGGAGTACTGATGTAGTAAGTTATTACGAATATTATATGGAGGATAAAGATGAATAGAGTAGATTTAATTGGAAGAATAGCAACAGATTTAGATGTTAGAAAGAATGAAGCTGGAAATACAAAATGTAATTTTAGATTAGCTGTTCCTAGAATAGGAGCTAAAGAAGGATTACAACAAACAGATTTCTTTACTGTAGTGGTATGGAACAAACAAGCTGAAAACCTTGAGAAATATCAAGGTAAAGGATGCTTAATAGCAGTAGAAGGGGAATTAAGAAAAGACCAATATAAAGATGGCGAAGATACTAAATATTACGATTATGTATTAGCACAAAAAATAGATTATTTAAGTGGTTCTGGAACTAAAGAGGTAGAAGAAGTTGAAGAATCAACTGGAAGTGTTTATACAGAAGATATTGAATTAACTGACGAAGATTTACCCTTTTAGGAGGAAAGTATGGGCAACATTAAATGGATTAAGATAAATGTTGATATGTTCGATGATGAGAAGATAAAAATAATACAATCTATGCCAGAAGGCGATGCTTTGTTGTTAGTATGGATTAAATTGATTCTACTAGCAGGTAAAACAAATGAAGGTGGATATATCTATATCAATGAGAATATGCCTTATACAGAAGATATGCTATCAGTAGTTATGAACAAACCTACAAATGTAATAAAACTAGCATTAGCTACATTCCATACTTTAGGAATGATAGAAAATGATGAAAAAGGTATTTACTTAATAAATTTTGAGAAACATCAGAGTTTAGATAAATTAGAACAAATTAGAGAACAAACAAGACTAAGAGTAGCCAGACATAGGGCAAAAATTAAAGAAAGCAACAACGTAACGTTACACGTAACGCAAAGTAACGCAATAGAAGAAGAAATAGATAAAGAAGAAGAAAAAGAAAAAGATATAGATGATGTATTAAGAATATATGAAGAGAATTTTGGAACATTATCACCAACAACAACTGAGACTCTTATTAAGTTAGAAGAAGATTATACATCTCAATACGTTAGAGAAGCTCTTAAAAGGTCAATTTTAGCCAATAAGAAGTCATTAGCTTATGTAAAAGGTATTCTTAAACAATGGAAAGAAAAAAATTGGGATGAGGTCTTAAATGAAGGAAATAAGAAGCCTCAATGGATGGATAAAGAGATTAAAAAGGAAGTAGCATCAGAAGAAGAACTAGAAGACTTAGAAAATATGATGAAGGAGTTTAAATGAAAAAAGCAATGTCTGGGGGTTTGGTTGATTTTATAGAAAATATTGCTTATGAAGAATGGAAAGACCAGCCATTGCATAGTAGTGTATGGTTCAGAGATAAAATGAAAGAAAAATATGGAATAACAAAGACAACAGATTTATATGCAAAGATAGTAAATTATCAAATAAAAAAATATGGAACTAATTTACTACATGGAAAGAATATTGAATTTATAAATAATATTAAATCAAAGAGCCATAAATGTAGAAAACATAATAGCGAAAGAACTAAAACACAATATGAATTAAAGAAGTTTATTGAGAGGAATGAGGGATAAATATGGATTTTAGATTTTGGGGAAATAATCCAATGAAGGAAAATAGAAGAGAAAGTAACGAAAAAGTAGATAGAAATAAACGTTACACTCAAATAATAGAATGTATGAATGATAGACCAATGACATTTAGAGAAATAGCTGAAGAGATGTATGAAAGAGGATATACACCTACTCCAGAACTATTATATAGTCAACCTCGAGTAACTGAATTAGTAAGAAAAGGCCAAATAGAGCCAGTAGGAAAGACAAAAAGTAAACAAACAGGTAAAACAGTAACAGTCTTTAAGGCGATTAAATGAAATCAACCGAATTAAATAAATTATTAAAAGAAAAGACGCCTAATCAGATTCTACAAATGTATATGAGTTTAAGAATAAATTTAACAGAAAAACAATTAGATAAATTAGTAGCTTTAAAAGATGGTACATCAGAAGAAGGACATGGAGGATGTAATACAAAATGAGTAAACACGGCTATAATCCTATATACAATAAATTTACTGATGAAATAATAGAAGATACAAGAGAGTTTTTAGAAACAACTAAAAAGAGCCAAGTAACTATTGATACGTTAGATTTATGTCATTATATAGGCAAGATAGACAATTTAAAAGAAGTAATTGACAAAACTATAGATTATTTAAGGGGAATGCAAATAAAAGCTCTGTGGAGTCCGATTTATGATATAGGGAATGCTATAAATGAACTAATAAGAGAATTGGAGGAAGTAAATAAAAATGGTAAAGCTTAATTTTAATCTTGCACCTTGTGGGAAGACATATTATGAAATGAATAAAAATTGGAAATATACAAAGAAAAGAATAAAACAAATATTAGATGAACCACAAAAAGATAGAGGTTCTAAAATAATAGAAATAGAAGTTATGTTAGATAGTTACTATCATACATACTTAAAGGGTGAAAAAAATGGATAGTACAGCACAATTAATATTGTGGGGTGGAGGTTTATACTTCTTTAGAGAATTAGTACTAGAAGGAATAAAATTAATAAATAGATATTTAAAAATAAAAGAAGATGAAATACAACTAGAAAAGAACAGAGAAATAAGTGACAGTTATTTAGAAGGAGATGACATTGAATTATGAAAATAATAGATTTATTAAATAAAATAGCAAATGGTGAAGATTTTGAAGAAAAACATATTAAATATCTTGATAGAATTGACCAAGAATATGATATTTGTATGATATGTGAGGAAAATATAATTTATAAATTAGACGAAAAATCAATAGAATTAAATGATAATGTAGAAATAATAGAAGAAGATAAGAAGATAGAAATAATAGAAGAAGATAAGAAGATAGAAAAGATAGATTTAGATAGTTTATTAGGAATTGGTTACTATGAAGGAAAACAAACGCTGGCTGGTAAAATCAATGAAATAATAGACCATATAAATAAGGAGGACTAATGGAATATTTTATAACAGGAGTAATACTAGGAAGTATTATAGGAATATTTATAGTATGTTGTATTGAACTAGCAAGTAGGAGTGATAAGGGTGAGTAGAACTTGTTATATTAATAAAGATAAAAGAGAAATGACATTAGGTGGATATAAAAAATATAATGTTAATATTGATATTTTAGATTTTATTATTGATTTATCTATTGAAAAAAACAATTTAGAAGAAAGAATATCTAAAGCAGTAGATAGAATAAAAGGAAGTCTTTATATACGAGATATGATTGATGATTATGAAAATAAAAAAGAATATGATGAGTTTATAAGAGATTTATTGAAAGATTTAGGTGCTTGGAATGAATAGAGAAATAATAATTGATAAAATATTTCCTAACATATGTAGAAATGATTGTTTAAAATATTATACTTATGATAATAGCCTTAAAGATATTAAATTAGATGACTTTTGGGAAAGAATAGAAGAAATAATTAAAAGATATACTTGTGAACTTGAAGCAAAAGTTTATACTTATGAAAAAGTCATAGCAAATAGTAATTTTAAATCAATACTAAGCAAAGATAAACAAACATTAGAGAAAAGAGTTAAAGAATTAGAAAAAGAAATAATTGAACTTAAAGGTGAAGATAATGAATAATGATAAATGGTTAAATGGAGTAATATACAGTGATAATTTATCTAAAAAAGATATAGAAATTAAAAAATTAAAAGAAAGAATATCTAAAGCAATAGAATATATAGAAAACTACATATATTTCGACGAAGATGGTTGTTCTTATAATAGTGATGTTGATGAAGTTAGAGTATTGAAAATATTAAAAGGTGAAGATAATGAATAGAGAAAGTTTATTAGAAGCACAAAAAATAGCAATAGAACAATTTCCAGAAAAAGTAACTAATAAATTAGATGGTAGAGAAATTGCTTATAACATGTGTAGATTTTTACAAAATTATGATGAACATTTAAGGGCATTAATGGAGTATGAAAAAAGTAAAAAAGAATTATTGCTAAGGAGAGAAAATGGGATTAACAAAAAGACAATATAAATATTATAGAATAATAAAAGAATATATTCAGACGAATGGATTCAGTCCTACTATAAGAGAGATTAATGAGATGGTAGGAGTAAGTAGTTCAGCTACAACAAATGACATGTTATACAGATTAAAAGAAAAAGGATATATAAATTTTATACCAAGGAAAGCGAGAACAATAACATTATGCGATACAAAATTATAAAATATCTGGAGCAATATGATGCAGAATATGACCCAGGTATAAAAAGATTAACTTTAAATAGAAAAATAAATGTAGGGGATTTTGTAGAGTTAAAAAGAGTATTACAGTACTTAGATGTAGATTTAGATGATATTGTAGTTAGGAGTTAAAAAAGACTAGATTTTAATCTTGTCTAGTCTTTTCTTAATTTCATCATAAAGTTTTTTAGTAGTCTCTTCAGATGCTTTACCATGTAGGATATTATTTCGGTCAATCTTAAGTTCTTTACACAAGATTGAGATATTTATCTTAGGTATGTGGTATAAGTCAAGTATAAAATTGAAAAAAATAAAAAATTTTAAGGTGGTGTTAAATATGCAAATAATTAATGGGGTGTTTAAGGGTTGAAGAATTATTATGACCAACAACAAGAACTAATGGCAGCAACATTTAGATTAGAAACATTAAACGAAAAGAAGGCTTTATATTTTAGTAAGACACAACCAAAAGCAAGTCAACCAAAAGAAGTAATGGTATCTAGTAGTAGAATACCAAAAGATACATTCTTAGAATATACACAAAAAATAGAAGATATTGAACGTGAGATTGAAATAGTAAAAGAAGAGATTGAGATTCTAAAAAAATATTTAAATAAAATGGAATCAAGTTTAAGAGGAATGAAAGAACCATTAACTAAAATATTCGTTGCGAAGTATATAGATGGATTAAATGTTACTCAGATATGTATAAAAGTACATTATTCAAAGACTCAAGTATATAGATTTTTACAAACAATACATTCAATATTAAAAGATGGGAAAAAATGGGAAGAATTGTAATATATAATGTAATCGTGGAATAATCACATGTTCCCTTTTGTGTGGCTACTTAGGTAGCCTAGAGTAGATATATAAGGTACTTTTGAAAAAAAGAGTAATACCATACCTTGACGCAAGAACATAAATCTCGAAATGGGTTCAGTGGGTTCGAGAATATATCTATTCTAGGGTACTTATGTACCAAGATGTCTGACAATGCGACACTAACTTTTATAGTTAGTGCAAGAGTAGATATGGACGATTTGCAATAAGTCTATCGAAGTCAATGGTAATCGATACAAACTTCATAAAGTATCTATTCTTGCAGTACCTATAATGGTACTAACAATCTTCTTTCTTTTCAGGACGAAGAATTGATTTTAGAGAGTGCTATCTATTTTATAGGTAGCATTAGAATAGATATTTAGTTTATATAGTTAAAAAGAACACAAACCACGATTATAGCAAAAACAATAGGATAATCAAAAGTGGCTTTACTCGACCATAAAGGGTAAGAAAAAAGTGCAAGTCTTTTAATATCTATTCTAATGGTACTTTATAAATTATGGTAAAAGGTAATATGGACATCCTCCAAAGTACCAAGAGAGCTTTAAGGCTCTTTTTTTGATGGAAAGGAGTAATACTATGGCAGCAGGTAGACCATTAAAATTTAAATCTACAGAACAAATAGAAAAATTAGCAGAAGAATACTTTAAAGAGTGTGATGAAAAAGGAAAACCATATACTATGACTGGATTAGCCATAGCATTAGATACTGATAGACAAACATTAGTTAATTACGGAAATAAAGAAGAATATTTTGACACGATAAAAAGAATTAAGATAAAAGTAGAGAATTATGCTGAAAATTGTCTATTTGAAAATAAGAATACAGCAGGTGTTATTTTTAATTTAAAAAATAATTATGGATGGGTAGATAAACAAGAAGTAGATACTAAAGTAAATCTATCTTATGAAGATAAATTAAAGCAAGTAGAAGATGAAAATGAATATTAATACTAAGAAATATATTGAATCATTTGTAAAGATTAGAGACAAAGCTGGTAATATAATAGATTTTAAACTAAATCAACCTCAACAAAAGTTATATGACATTATAAAAGAACAAAGAGAAGCTGGTAAACCAGTAAGAGTAATTATATTAAAAGCTAGACAAATGGGATTCAGTACATTAACAGAATCAATATTATTTAAAGAAACAGCTACTAAGTTTAATATTAATACTGGTATTATTGCTCATAAAGAAGAAGCAACAACTAACTTATTCAATATGAGTAAGAGAATATATGATAATTTACCAGAAGAGATGAAACCTTCTAAGAAGTCAAGCAATGCTAAAGAATTAATATTTGATAATCAAGAAGGAACAGGATTAAAAAGTAAAATTAAATGTATGACAGCAGGAGCTGATGGTGTAGGACGTTCTGACACATTTAATAACCTACATATATCAGAATTAGCCTTCTGGGGTAATAATGCTAAAGAAACTATGCTAGGTTTAATGCAATCAGTACCTAATTTACCTAATACAATAGTAATAATAGAAAGTACTGCTAATGGATATGAATATTTTAAAGAGCAATGGGATATGGCTGTTAGAAAAGAAAGCGATTTTATTCCATTATTTGTAGGATGGCAAGACTTAGAAGAATATCAAATGCCTTATACAGGCTTTAAATTAACTCCAGAAGAGGAAAAACTGAAAGATACATATAACCTATCATTAGAACAATTAACATGGCGTAGATGGTGTATAGCTAATAATTGTGGTGGTGATATAAGCCAATTTAAGCAAGAATATCCAATGAATCCACACGAAGCATTCCTACTATCAGGTGCATCAGTATTTGACAAAGAGAAGCTCGTATTAAGGCTAGAACAAATACCTAAGCCAATTAAAACAGGATATTTTACTTATGATTATGACGGTATGAGAATAACAAATATAAGATGGGTAAATGATTCTGATGGATATATAAACATATACCGTTTACCAGACACAAAGTCAGTAAGATTCTGTATAGGTGGAGACACAGCAGGAGATGGCTCAGATTATTATACAGCACACGTTCTTGATGCTAAGACTGGAGAACAAGTTGCTACATTAAAACAACAATTTGATGCTGACCAATACACTAAACAGATGTATTGCTTAGGCAAGTATTATAAATATTATGATGCACAATCAGGAAGAAACGAAGATGCTCTAATAGGAATAGAAAGTAATTTTGATAGTTATCCTATAAGAGAGTTACAAAGATTAGGATATACGCATCAATATGTAAGAGAATCAATAGATTCTTATACAGGTAAGACGGAGAAGAAATTCGGATTTAGAACAACTTCTCTAACAAGACCAACAATAATTTCAAGTTTAATAGAGATAGTAAGAGAGCATACTGAATTATTAAATGATAAAGATACACTAGAAGAGCTATTAACTATTATTCGTAATGAAAAAGGAAGAATAGAAGCTCCTCAAGGTGGACATGATGACCAGATGATGGGCTTAGCAATAGCTTATGAGATAAGAAATCAAGTAAGCATACAAGAAGAGCCTATTAGTGTATATGATGAATTTGGAATAGAATTTGGAGAACCAGCTCACTTAGACTATGGAGAAATGATAAGGGTGATTTAATGTTAGCAGATGTAATTAAGCAGTTAAAAGAAGAACAAAGAAAATTACAACAAGAAGAAGAGAATAAATACAATCATCCGTATAAAAGAGATACCATAATCTATTTTAGTGTAATGTACAAATTAGGTGGCATACAAACATGGATTCAGAATTTATCAAAGGAATATGAATTTAGTGTTGTATATGACACAGGGGATAAAGAAAGACTAGACTATTTAAACAGTTTAGGAATAGAAACAATCAAACATGTAGGGCAACCGATAGAGTGTGATACTCTATTGACTTGTGTATTTGGGAATTCAGATGACATAAAAGCTAAAAGAAGAATACTTGTTGTACATGGAGATTATAAGGTATTACCATTAGAAGACATTCCAAATATTCCTAAACATGATGAAGTTGTAGCAGTATCTAAGGTAGCTGCGAAACATTTTGAAGAAGTATCAGGGGAAAAAACAAGATGTATATATAATCCAGTAGAAATATTTCCTACTACTAAGCCGCTTATAATAGGTGTTTTTAGTAGGCTCTCAAAAGAAAAAGGTGGCTGGAGGGTAAAACACCTTATTAAAGAGCTAAAGGCTTCTAATAAGCCTTTTTTGATGCTTATATTTACTGATTTACCATTTGAAGAAGATGATAAAAGAGTAATATTCCTAGAACCAACTATGAATCCTAGTGGATGGATGGAGAAATGTGATTATATTTGTCAATTATCTGATACAGAAGCAGGATGCCTAACAATGCAAGAGGCTTTAAAGATGAAAAAGCCAATTATTATTACAAAATTACCTATCTTAGAAGAATTTGGAGTCAATGAATCAAACGCTAAGATATTAGAATTTGATATGTCTAACTTAGATATAGAAGACTTATGGAATATACCAAAAGTCCAATGGAAAGAACCAATAAGTAAGGAGTGGGATGAGATTATGAAAAAAAGAGTATTTAGAGAAAAACAAGCTGAAATTTCTCCAGGAACAATAGAAACAGTACTTAATACGGAAGAAAAAACAGAAAAACCGTTAAAATCTCCGTCAAAAACTAAAAAGAAGGTGAAATAGATGGCAGAACTTATAGCAGGAGCAGTAATAAGTATAGTCAGTTTTACCATAGGAGCAATAATAGGTCAAAGAGTTAAAAAAGACCAACCTATTATTCAAATACCTAAACCAGAAAGTTTTGAAGAGCGAAGAGCTAGAAACTTAGAAATAGAGCGAAATAAAACTATGCTAGAAAACATAGACAATTATGATGGAACTAGCTTAGGTCAACAAAGACTAGAATAGAGGTGAGTTAGATGGATTTAGAAGAAATCAAAGAGACAGATACATGGTTATTATATGATAAAGGTCTTAACTATTTAAGAATGCACAATGTATTATCTGATACAGATGTTAATTACCGTATGTATAATGGTAACCAATGGGAAGGAGTTATATTAGATGGTGTAGAACCAGTTCAGTATAACTTTATAGAAACAATAGTAAATTACAAAGTATCAACAATAAATTCTAACTTATGGGCTATTAATTATTCTAGTGAGAATTTTGAAAATAGAGACTTATTAAATGAAGCAGAAAATGTATGTAAAATGCTTAATAAGAAAGCTGCTAACGTATGGGAAAAAGACCAAATGGACTACAAAATACGTCAAACAAGCGATGATGCAGCAATCAATGATGAAGGTGTTATTTATGTAACATACGATGAATCAGAACAAAGCCCAGTAAATGAAGTAATAAATAAACAAAATGTAATGTATGGTAATGAGAATTCAAGTGATATTCAAAGCCAACCATACATATTAATCAGTCAACGTTTACCAGTATCACAAGCTCAAGAGGTTGCTAGACAACATGGAGCTAAAGAATCAGATTTAAAATATATTGTAGGTGACAATATAACTTTTGATGAAGCAGGATTAGATGCTAAGCAAGAAGTAGATGATATGTGTACTTTAGTCACAAAGATGTGGAAAGATAAAGGTACAGTATGGTATAGTCAAGCAACTAGATACGTTGACATTATAGAAGATACAGATACAAAATTAAGACTTTATCCATTAGCTCATTTTGTATGGAATGAGAAAAAAGGATGGAGCAGAGGCGAAGGTGAAGTAAGAGGACTTAAAGCTAATCAATTAGAACTTAATAAAACAATAATGAGAACATTATTAAGTGTTAAGAATTGTGCTTATCCTCAAAAAATAGCCAACATGGATAAAATTCAAAATCCATCAGCAGTAAGCCAAATAGGTGGCGTTATTAAGACTAAGAACGGAGCAACTGTTGATGATGTAAGAAATATTTTCGGATATGTACAACCTACATCAATGTCAACAGATGTAACAAAAGTAACTAATGATTTAATAGGAATCACTAGAGAGTTAAAGAACGCAGCCGAAATTGCTACAGGTGGAATTAATCCAGAACAAGCCTCAGGAAAGGCAATATTGGCCGTTCAACAAGCATCTCAACAACCATTAGTAAAACAATTAACTGGTTTAAAGAGATTTATAGAAGACTTAGCTCGTATATGGATGGATATGTGGAATGTATATACTCCAGATGGAATGCAATTAGAAGAAGATGCTAAAGACATGCAAACTGGAGAAGATTATACTCAATTATACAAAGTACCATCTACTTTATTAGAAAAATTAAAGACTAGAGTTAAGGTAGATATAACTCCAAAAGGAGCGTTTGATAGATACGCTAGAGAGTTAACATTAGAAAATTTCGCTAAAGCAGGATTCTTTACTCCACAAAGAGTAAATGAATTAAGGTATTACGCTGAAGCATTACCAGATGATGCAGCAGCTCCAAAGCAAGATTTATTAAATATATGTGAAAAAATAATGGAAGACCAACAAAAGATAGCAATGATAAATGCACAAGCTCAAATAATGCAACAAAATGCAAATCAATTTATCAATGCAACGCCAGAAGACCAAGCAACAGCAATTGGTAACGCAATGGAAGGAACTACAGGAATGTAGTTTTTTTATTGTCCAAACCTTATGACAATTAAATAAAAGATGAGGATTAGTGAATCAAACACTACTAAAAAAATAGGAAGGTAAAGATATGGAAAATATCGAAGAACTTGTCGAAGAGACTGAAAACGTAGAACAAACTACAGAAGAAATTGAGACTACCGAGGAAGGAACTCCAGAAGTAGAAGAGCCTAAAGAAGAGACATTTACTAAGAGTCAAGTTGATGAAATAGTAAAGAAACGATTAGGAAGGCAAGAAAGCAAATTGCGTAAAGAATACGCAAATAAGTATGGGAAATTAGAAACAGTAGTCAATGCTGGATTAGGTACACATAATACCGAAGAAGCTGTTGAAAAACTTACAGAATTCTATTCTCAAAAAGGTATTAATATACCTACTGAACCAATATATTCCGATAGGGATGTAGAGGTATTAGCAGATGCGGAAGCCAATGAAATTATTTCATATGGATATGATGAAATAGTATCAGAGACAGACCGTTTAGCTAATTTAGGAGCTAATATGTCACAAAGAGATAGATTAGTATTTACAAAACTAGCAAATGCTCGTAAACAAATGGAAGAAGAGAAGGAACTTGCAGCAATGGGAGTTACTGAATTAGATTCTGAGTTTAAAGAATTTGAGAAGAAATTAAATCCTGAATTATCAATGAAAGAGAAATATGACATGTATTTAGCTCAAAAACCAAAAAAAGAAAACAAGATTATAGGGAGTATGAAAGGTACGCCAGAGAATAGAGTCAAAGACTATTACTCCCCAGAGGAAATAGCTAAATTAACAGATGAAGATTTAGATAACCCACAAATATGGGAAGCAGTAAGGAAATCAATGACAAAGCGTAACTAATACTCCAAGAAGAAGGAGTGAAATTTATGGCAGTATCAGGTGGAAGTACTGTACAATATTTTCAACAAACAATTTGGTCAAAAGCAATACAAAAAGATTTGGAGACAATCACAAGTTTAAGAAACCATTGTGATTTCCAATATGAAAAAGATTCTAAGAATGCAAAAGAAGTTAAAATTTTAGGAGTAACAAGACCTACAATCAGAACTTATGTTAGTGGAACAGCATTAACAAGAGAAAGTGTAGTAGATACAAGTCAAACATTACAAATCAATCAATACAAATACTTCAATTTTGAAGTTGAAGATATTGATAAAGCACAATCAGTACCAGGCTTAATGGAAGCTACTGTACATGAAGCATCATTAGGCTTAGCAGAAGAAGGAGACAAATATGTAGCAAGTTTAATTGAAACAGCTACAGAAGCTGGAACAAATCCACTACCTCAAAGTGCATCAGTTATTAGTTTAACTAAATCTAATGCTATGGAAAGTGTAGAAGATGGATTCGCTACATTATATGCTAATAACGTAAAAGTTAAAGACATGTTATATTTAGAAGTAGCTCCAGCAGTATTCGTACTATATAGACAAGCATTAACTGAATTATCTACTAACAACCCAGAAATTCTTAAGAAAGGTGCTGTTGGTAAGATTAATAATGCTTATGTATGTATTGAAAACTTATTACCTACAGGTAAAACTGGAACAGGTGCTACAGATAATGTTTACTATAATATTCTTAGAACTCCAAAAGCAATTGCATTCGTTGAACAAATTGATAAAGTTGAAGCATATAGACCAGAAGACGCATTTACTGATGCAGTAAAAGGCTTATATGTATTCGGTGCTAAAATTGTAAGACCAAAAGAAATTTACATTATGAAGACAGCAATGTAGTTGAAAGTATTTTAAGGGCTATATAGCCCTTTTTATCGTGTTATGAGTAAAATGGGTGCAACTCCCATAAACACGTCAAGAAAGAGGTAAAAATAATGAATAATGAATTGTTTATTGTAAAACCAAGTTTAAAACAATACTATGGGAGAACTGTAACAAAAGAAATGGAATTTGATGAATGGACTGAAGACAAAACAGTACATCAAATCCTAAAAGATTTAGTTTTAACTACAGAAGTTAAGAAAGAATCTGAATTTAATGGAATGAAAATGACTGAAGATAGTAAATTAACTCAAACATTACCAGAAGGTATAGTTTTAATATGGAGAGAAGAAGAAGGTTATATCATACCTAACTATCCAATGTATAAGGTTAAAGACTTAGAAAATGAAATTGAGGAAGTAAAAGATATTTATAAAGATAATACAGACATGAATCCAAAGGAGGAATAATATGACTTTAGGTGAAATGAAGCAAAAAGTATATGCTTTAATAGAAGAATATTCTGAAGATAATGATGATTTAACAGAAGATGAAGACTTAGCAGGCAAATTTAATTTTGTAGCTAATCAAATTCAAAATGAATTATGTAGATTCAAAAAAATACCAGAATTTACTGAATTAAATGTAACTGAAGGTCAAACAATGAATTTTAATGAAATTGATAAAGATTTATATCAATTAGACTTAATTCGTGGCGTAGAATATGACATTAAGAATAATAGAATCAAATTTGATGAAGATGGAACTGCTGAGATTCATTACTTCAAATATCCTAAGAATATTGAAGCAGAAACTGAAGATGAATATAAATTTGAACTTACTAATGACTTATTAGAAATAATGCCTTATGGAATAGCTGCTGATTTATTAAAGAGCGATGTATCAAGTCAATATGGGTCTGTTTATGCAGCAAGATATAGAGAAATGTTACAAAATCTTGACCCTCGTTATGGAACTGGTACTATTGAATTTACAGGAGGTATGGAATTATGAGGCAAACAAGTGGTAAATTAATTACAAGAAACTATGCTCAATTTAGAGGTGTAGATTTCTCAAATAGAAAAGACGAAGTAAATATGTCACGTTCTCCAGATGCTTTAAATATGTGGAAGAACTATAAAAATGAAAATGGAAAAGGTATTGAAACGAGACCAGATGTAGAATTACTAGCCGAATATAGTAATACTATATTTGGTCTCTTTTTTTATGAAGATGGAGTATTAATACATTCGGGAGATAAAATCTATGATGGAATGAATAATGTTTTATATGATGGTGTAGCATGGAATCCATCACACTTTTTTGCATTTAATAATATTATTTATTTCATGGATGGGTACAATTATTTACAATGGAGTGGAGGAGCAAGTTTTGTACCAGTAGAAGGATTTGTACCTACTACTACAATCTCAAAACAACCTTCAGGTGGTGGTACACTATACCAAGATGTTAACTTATTATCACCTTATAGAATTAATTCATTCTGTAGCGATGGTGTATCTAATGATTATATTTTAGATGCTAAAGGATTGGATAATGAACAAGTAAGAGTATGGATAATTAACTCAGAAGGTCAAAAAGAGGAAGTTACAAGTGGATTTAGTACTAACTATACCGATGGTATTGTTACGTTTACTGTACCACCTAGTGAGCCTTATACAGTAGGACAAGATAATGTATTTATCCAGTATAAGAAAACTGTGGATGGAGCAGCAGAAAAAATTAAACTATGTTCATTAATTGAGATATTCGATAATAGAGTATTTGTTAGTGGTAACCCAGATTATCCTCATTATGTATTCTATTGTGAAAGAGAAAATCCAACATATTTCTCTGATACTGATTATATAGAAGAAGGAACTCAAGAATCAGCAGTTAAATCTTTAGTAGCAGGTAATAACGCTTTATGGGTATTAAAAGAACCTAGTAATGCTAATACTACTGTCTTCTATCATAATCCAGCAATTAATGATGATGGAGGAAAGTTATATCCAAGTGTCCATTCAAGTATTTCAACAGGATGCTCTTTTTCAGGTATAAACTTTAAAGATACAATATGTTTTTATAGTGACCAAGGATTAGAAGCTATTACTGGAGATGTAACAACAGAACAAGCCTTAACTCATAAAAGTTCATTAGTAGATGCTAAACTTCTAAATGACATGATAAATTGGCGTCAAGAGATGGATGAGTACACAGGATTTGTTAAATTAGTAGAATGGGAAGGATATTTACTAACATGCTTTAAAGATAAGATTTATTTAGCAGATAGTAGAGCTTATGCTCAAGTTAATGACCACTATGAATATGAGTGGTTTTATTTTGACTTAAATGGAAAGATTGTTACTGATATTCAAGTATGTAACTATCCATTAGGCGATTATGGAGACGAACAAGTAGGCCGTGGATGGTTATGTATAGCTGCTGTAGAAGAAGACGGAGACGGCTGGAAATATGGCATGTATGCAATGTGGAATAATCATAAAAATACTAGAGAATTAGAAAGTTATTGGACTACATTTGAAGATGAATTCAATTATCCTCAATATCAAAAGATTACAAATAAAAAAGGTTGTGTAGCTGATATTGAAGGAGAAGATGTAGAAGTTTACGCAAAAGCAGATAATAAGACATTTGATTTTATAAAAAGATTTAAGAAAATACCAAAAGGTTATGTAGTACCTAGAATTAAAAAGAAAAAATGGAAAACAATTCAATTGAAATTTCGTTCAACAAAGCCATTTAGTTTGTATTCAAGTACATTAGAGAGTTATATAGGCTCTTATATAAAGAGATAGGAGGTAAATTATGGCAGTAAATTATGAAGACCAAAGATTTCAAGATGTCAAAGCAGAAGAACAACAAGCATTAGCTAATGTTAATCAAATGTATGACAATATGGTTAGCGAATCAAATAACTTTTATCAATCACAAATAGATGCAGCCAAAGAATATGGTGATAAACAAGCTGAAATTCAACAAGCAAATACTGATTTCGCTATTGAACAAATAAATCAACAAAAAGAACAAGCCCAAAAGGACTATGTAAAGGAACAAAAAGGTGCTTATGTAGATTGGCAAAAACAATCTAATCCGTATGGAGCAGAAGCCGAGAAATTAGCACAAAATGGCTTATTACATTCAGGTTATGGAGAAACTAGCCAGGTAGCAATGTACACAGCATATCAAAATAGACTAGCACAAGCTCGTGATACCTATAATAAGGCTGTTTTAAACTATGATAACGGTATAAAAGAAGCTCAATTGACAAATAATGCAGCGTTGGCTGAAATATCCTATAATGCCTTAAAAACACAATTAGCATTAGGATTAGAAGGATTCCAATATAAGAATCAATTATTACAACAACAATTAGCACAACAAAATGAAGTTGGAGATAGGTATTATTCACGTTGGAAAGATGTATTAAATCAAATTAATACTGAAAATGCTCTAGCAGAACAACAAAGACAATTTAATGCTAGTTTATCAGCAAAAAATAGTTCAAATAATACTTATACAGTAAGTAATAATTCTAAAAACTCTGGAAGTTCATCAGGAAGTGTATTTGATACTATAGCCAATGGAGTAGCAAATAGTTTAAAAAATGCAGCAAGTAAATCTAAAAATAGTAATTATAAAGAAACTGATTATGTAATACAAGATGCAAACGGTAATACTTTACCAGTATATGAATCTGCAAACGGTTCTCTTTATTATTACGATGGTAATGAATATAAATTGTGGAGTGGTTCTAAAGGGAACATAATACCACAATCGCTTAAAGGCCTTGGTGGTGGAGGTCACGGATTCTAATATAAAGAAGGTGGAAAAATGGCAAAAAAGCAAAAAAAAGTATTAGGAAGAATAGACGAAACTGGAGATAGAATACCTTTTATTCAAGCACAAGAACAAGCTCCAGAAGAAAAAGAAGGAGTTTTAACTAAAAGTGCTAAGGCTTATAGCAGTTATGATTTAGATAATCCAGTATTAAATTTCATGGGCAAAGGCTTAGGAATAGCATTTAATACAGGAGTAGAATTATTAGGTCAAGCAGAATCAGGATTTTATGGTGCTTTAGAAGGTATTGATGATAAAAGAAGAAATGCTATAGCCAATGTTCAAGATGTATTTGGACATCATGAAGCAGCAGAAAAGACAAGAAGACAAGCCGAAGGGAAATGGAAAGTAAACCAAGAACTAGAAACTGCTAATAGAATCTTAGATGGATATTCAGCAGCAGGATGGTTGCCTAAAGGTGCAGCTAGTGGTTTAGGTACTACTACAGCGTTTGCTACTGTCGGTGGTGCTGCTAACCTTATGACTGGTGGAGGTGGTTCTCTAGCATCATTAGGAGCGACTTATTTAAGTTCATCAGGTTCAGCAGAAACTCAAGCACGTTTAGAGATGCTTAATGACCCTAAATATGCTAACTTATCTGATGAAGAAAGAAATAAATTAGCAACTAGATACGGTATGATTTCAGGAGCGTTTGAAACTGGTTCTGAAATGATGTCAGGAGGATTTGGATTTGGTATTAACCAATTAGGATTGTCTCAAGGTATTGGAGAATTAGATGACCAAATAGCAAATGCTTTAACTAAAAAAATAAGAAGCCATACTTTTAAAACACTTGCACAAGCAGGTATTAAAGCTACTGGCGAAGGTGTAGAAGAGTTAGTCTCTGGATTTGGAGATGCTTTTGCTAAAAAAGTTACTTATATGAATGAAGAAGACTTCTCTAAATTGCTTGAAGATGAGCAGTTATTAGAATCATTCATGTCAGGAGCTTTATCTGCTTACATATCTCAAGCTCCTAATATTTCTCAAAACATAAAAGCAGCAAATAATGGAATAACAAGAGATTATATTACTAACTTGAGCGAGAATGAGCAAAAAGTAATAGATAAAGTAGCCGAGAGTAGATTTACTGATGAAATGACTGAAAAAGAAAAAGGTAAAGTCAAAAAAGAAGTTAAAGAGCAATTAGAATCAGGAAGACTTACTTCTCAAGAGATTAATAATGCTTTAGATGAAGTTATTCAAGGCAACCAATCAGATATTTTATTACATAATATAATGCAAAATGAAAGTACTCAATTTACATTAGATGATAATGAATTAAAAGGTGTTAAGTCTGACAATCAACAAAATTTATATAAAAATATGGATGGAGTTAATAACTCTACTATAAATCATGATACTTTTAAGGTAGTAAATGCTATTCAAGGTATTAATGACTCCGTACAATACCATTTAGTGACTACTGAAGGTTTATATCAAAGAGGAATGATAGATAAGAATGCTAAAGGAGAATATACTCTAAACGGCAAGAAATACATTCCTAGAGGAGTTACACAAAATGGTAATAATATCTATGTTAACTTAGATGTAGGAACTAAGAGTGGTACTCAAGCAATGTATCACGAAATGTTAGAAGCGTTTAAGTCAACTTCTCCAGAAGAATATAATAACTTTAAACAAATGGTTAGAGATATAGTTGGAGAAGAAGCTATACAAAAAGAAGTTAATAATTATCAAAGAATGTATAATACTGAAGAGAATCTTAAACAAGAAAACGCTCAGGTATTAACAGATTCTGTAGAAGATGAAATTATTAATGATAAATTTGGTGAATTAGCTGAAAATGAAGACTTTTTATCAAGATTAACTGATAATAGAAATATGTATCAAAAATTCATAGATACAATTAAGAAATTCATCAAATATATGACAGGTACTCAAGAAGAGAAAAACCTTATAAAATTAAAAGACAACTTAGAGAAAACATTTAAAGAAAAATATAAAAATACAGTATTTGAAGGCAGTAAAGGAAATACTGCTTTTTCAATTGTCGGTTATGAAAACCTTAAAAAAACATTAAAAAGAAGTGACATTACTCAAGATGTTAGAAGCATGTTGACTAAAATTCAAGATAATTATAAAGAAGCATTAGCTCAAGATGGTAAATTATCTAATGAAGAAATTAGAAAACAAACAGGATGGTATAAAGATAAAAACGGCGATTGGAAATTTGAAATTACTGATAAATATTCTAAATTAAAACTAAAACCTAAAAAGAATGGGACTTATTATTTAGGTGACTTATTAGACCATAAATTACTTTATGATATAGAACCTAGATTAAAAAATCTAAAAGTACAATTTATGGATATAGATAGTGCTAAAGGCAAATATCATAGTGGAACATTTGGCATTGGTAAAGAAATTAGAATGAATAATAATTTAATTGCTCAAGGCCAGGATGCTATTAAAAGTACTCTTATACATGAAATTCAACATTATAATCAGAGAGTAAATGGATTTGAAAGAGGAACAAGTTTCGGAGAGACTAAACAAGATGCTCTTAACTATGTAAACAGTTTAGGAGAAATTGATGCAACTAACGTACAAGAGAGATTAAACTATTCTCAACAAGAATTAAAAGAAATAGCTCCAGAATCTTCTAAAGAGAATCCAGTTCATCCTAAAAGAGATGAATTATTACAATATAGAGATTATCAACTTGCTCAAAATAATCAAAAGAATTATAATAAGAGTAGGAGTGGTAGCTATGAAGCACAAACTTTGGAAGATGTATCAGAAGATAAGAATGGCAGTACTAACGTATTTCAGAGGAACGGATTAGAAGTAGGTAATACTTCTTTTTCTTTGACAGACAATCAAGGTAGAGAACTATCTCCACAACAACAAGAATATTTTAAAGATAGCAAGGTAAGAGATGATGAAGGCAATTTAATAACTGTATATCATGGTACAACAGAAGAAATAAATGTTTTTGAAAAGAATAGGCTCGGGAGCAATACAGGAGCTGCATCGGCTGGTGAAGGGTTCTTTTTTACTGATAGCAAAAAGATAGCAGAAGACTACAGTAAATATGCAAGACCTCAAAATATAAAAGAATTGCAAAACGAATATGAAAGACTAGAAAAAATTGCACAAAAAGAAAGAACAAAAGAAGCATGGGATAATTACTATAGAGCATACGAAATATATGAAGAAGCAGAATTAAATTATGCTTATAATGTAGATGACCAAAGAACTAAAGCAGAAAATCAAAAAGAAGTATATCTAAATTTAACTAACCCTTTAATACATGACTTTAATGGTGAAAGTTATAGAGATGAAACTTATTACGATTTATTAAGACAAGCAAGAGAAAATGGTAATGATGGAGCTATATTTAAGAACACATTTGATGGCTATGGTGAACCAGGTTCATGGGATAACCCTATGACTAATATTTATGTAGCTTTTGATTCTAATCAAATCAAAAACGTAGATAATACTAATCCTACATCTAATCCAGATATAAGATATTCATTAAGTGTACAAGAAGCTAATACAGGTGTAGATAATAATGGTAATAAATTATCTAAAGGTCAACAAAATTATTTTAAGGATTCTAAAGTAACTGATGAAAACGGAAATCTAATAGAGGTTTATCATGGTACTCCTTATCCGTTCTTTACTGTATTTAAAGCATCTGTTGGTAATAGTACTTTTGGTAGATATAAATTCAATGGCTACGATGTTAATTATTTTACCGAATCAAAAGACACTGCTACAGGCTATACTGCCATAGGGGTTGAAGAGGGAAATAATATATATAAAACATATTTGAATATAGTTAATCCTTATGTAGTCGAGAACTCTTCAAGCTCAGATGTCAAAGCGTGGAACAATATTAAAGATAATAATATAAGACAATTTGAAACAGAGTATTATGATAGGTTTGAAGAAAAATGGAATAAACCAAAAAGCATTACTGAAAACCTAGATAAACTTAACGAAGAATTGTTCCCATTTAATTGTGAGCTTAGATTAAATAATGGCTATTATGAATTATATAATTTAGGTAACAACGATGGTTGGGGTGAGGATTTATTACTTTATGTATATGAAAACTCTACAACAAACGAATTGTTTGAAGAGGATTTTAAAAATGCAGTATATGGAGAGAGTTTTGATGACTATATTTATACAAGTGATAAAATAGCCAAATGGGTAATAACGCAGAATAACGAAGGTGCAAACTATGATGGTATAATAATCCCTAACATAGTTGATAAAGGACCTAAAGGTTCTATGTTTGGAGAACCTACAAACGACTATATAACATTTAATTCTAATCAAATAAAAAATGTAGATAACCTTAATCCTACAAGTCACGAAGATATTAGATATTCTCTAACAACTATGGAAGATAGTGAAATGGATGAAATTACTCCTGAACAATTTGAATACTTTAAAAACACTAAAGCAGTAGACCAAGATGGAGAATTAGAGGTAGTTCATCATGGTACACCTGCAGAATTTAATGTATTTGATATAGAAAAAGCTGGTCAAACTGGTTTAATGTTTGGCAATGGATTCTACTTTACAACTAATAGAGGAAGAGCAGAAGCCTTTATTGGAGACAATGAGGATGGATTAAAGAGTGGATATATTAATATAGAAAAACCAGCAAGTAGAACCGAAAAAACTATGACATATAACGATTTTAAAAACTTATATGATGCTTTAAATAATAATCCTAAGATGTTTATGGATGATATGGATATGTCAGCAATAGATGGACTTTTAAGTGATTATGGAGATATATATAACGATAAAGAAGGAACTATTAGAACTTTCTTCGATTCTTATGATAACGATGTTAATTTAATAGATGCTTTAAGTTATATGGACAATCCTACTGAGTTCTATAAAACACTTAGAGATGTTACTGGTTATGATGGAATTATAGTAGAAAATCCATCTGGATATGATGCTTATGAAACATACTATATAGCATTTAATCCAGACCAATTTAAACTTAAATCAAATAAAACTCCTACAAATAATGTAGATATGAGATTAAGTTTAACAAGAGCTGACCAAATTACTCCAATGGATGTAGCACCTTATAATAATTTACAATTTGGTAAAGAAGTACAAAAAGCAATTGCTCCATTACAAGAACAAATTCAACAGTTAACTGAAGCAGTACAAAATATTGCTCCAATTACTGAAAGAGAAGCTGAACAATTAGGAAGCCAATATAATCCTAATGAAGTAGCTCCTTTAAGAGAAAACTTAACTCAAGAAGAATCTGATGAATTAGATTACTTAGAAAGTATGAGTAAAAAATTCCCATTAAGAGGAGAAAACTTAGAGAAATTAGAAAATTTAAGAGCTAAAGAACAAAATATAGGAGAAACTGAACTAACACCTACAAGAGACATGAATGATGTTAGAAGCTACGCAGAAGTAGGTAAAAGAGATGTATTAGCATATCAATATGAACATCCAGAAGTTAAACCATATTTCCAAGAAGAAGCTCGTAGGATGTTAGCAGATTTAGATAGTTCTATTAAAGCAGAAAAATATGCTATACCTACTAATGAAAAAGGAAAAGGCTCTTCAAAATGGGATTGGGTCGGAGTT